GTGGTTGATTCGTCCTCGCCATTGAATGTGACACAGCACCTGCAAAAGAGGTGATCGAGAATAGAGAGGTTGACTCTCAACGCAGAAGGAGCCTGCGTGTTGGGTGGTGCGCACTAGTACAGTGCGTGACCGTGTAGAATACTTGTACAGGTAGAAACCCTTGTTACACTGGCGATAAGACAGTGCTTGTGTCATGCGCATAGAAAATGGCGCATGTCCCACCCATATGGAGGGCGGGTGCCATGTCCCCTTGTGGGGACGGTTCCCTCTGTGGGGAGAAAGGGAACCTACCACCTAGACACCCCCGGGGCCGGAGGGTATCTAGGTGTGTCGCAACCATCGGGTTTTCGGTTGCCGCTGATCCTTGCTCGCTGTAGATTGACTCCGAAGCCATCATTGCTATCGTCTGAGTCGTATCCGCGGTCCTTTCGACCTTCACTAACGCAAGGCGCATCGCCTACAATAGGCTTCTGTGGTATAGTACTTGGCACCAGCGTCATATCCTTGGCAACCGTCTGGGCATTTCTGCCTTTTGACTCAGTAACCTTGGCATGCGACTTACCGGCGTTCTGGTTCACGTTCGTGGTGGCTAATCCCGAAACGGTATTACCAGCTTTTCCTTTACCACCAGCCTTCCCTCGGCGTGCGGTACCGTTGCCATTCACCGGGCTACTAACAACAGGTTGCCTTACTTTCTGCTGCTCGCGGCTCGTGAGAGCACCCACCGCCTTCTTTCCCGCACTCCCGTGCATTGAACACGCTGGATTCACACACTCATTTTTACGCATGCGGTGTTCCACATATCTGTGAGGGTGCGAATGTGTTACTTCTGTTGCACACACTGGACAAACGTGTGAGTGCGGGACGTCTCTAAGCGGGGGTGGCCCTGTGCCGTCCACTTCAGCTGTGGCCGGTTTGACTTCGTATGACGGGTGTTTATTAACACTAGAAACCGGTGACTTTGCAATGTCTGCATCGAGGAACGTGAACCTGCCGTTCTTAATAATTCCTTTGATGCATTCGCCTATTTTGTTTGGAGCATGCTCTTCCATTATCTGCGCCGCTGACCTAAAATCAAAATTTACCAGCTGATCACTGGTGAGATGCTGAACGTGTTCAGTCATACTGTACAATGTGCAAAACTGCTTGCATACGCAAAAACTAGTCTTGCCGGTCAACGTTGCCATGCTCGTTGGCGGACAGGTGCTGTTCCTCACGAATTCAAGGTAACGCTCGTCAACTGAAAGAGCGCCTTCCTCACGCAATTCGCGCACCGCTGCCTGAGCATATGTTTCTTTGGGTTCCAATTTGCCCGTTGGAACCATGAGCATTCCTTCTCTCTTCTTACCCTTAGGCTCATACCCGCACGCGATAGTCATAGGTTCAGTATCATCACCTTCTTTGTAGACTATCACGCTGCTGGCGTAGACAATGCTTTTGACACCATCAGGCACGCTCTCCTCGTGCCCTCCGGTCCGCGTCCCATCACACATATCGGGGAGAACTCCCTTCTCCTTTACAAGCTGACGCTGTTGTAACTGGTCTATGAACTCTCGCTTAAAGTTCAAACCAGTTGCGACGTTTGGCCCGACTGGGTAAGAGTCGAGCAAAACGCCGGGATGTGCACACAATTCATCGGTGAGGACAAGTTCTGACCATATGTTATCAGCCTCGTACCACTCACGCTTGAGTGCTTTAATTTCTGGTGCAGTGAGTTTGTGAACTGTCTTGAAATGGGTTGCTTTGATCATTACCCATGCATTCACTTCATAGGATGCGTTTTGTCGCACAGCGTCGAGACAATCGCTCAGCCGCACATCTCCGTCTTCTTTGCCAAGACGCTTCATGTCG